GAGGTCCGAGGAATTTCTTTTTCTGTGCTTGCTGACTGCGCGGCGAGTACTGGAGGCGCGGTGAATATCGAGCTTCCAGACGACGATTTCAACGGAAATCCGCGAATTCTGGAAACAGTCCGTGAACAACCCCGGCAGTCATGGTGGCTATGAACGTCTGAAGGCCCTGAAACAAGCCGCGTGTAATTTCGCGGCCATTGATGCCGCCGAAGTGAGGGAACCGCTGTGACCGAGTCGAATTGAGACAGTGACCATGCGCCGCTACGCCAAACGCCACTACCGGAACATGACGCGCCTCAAGGCCGAGCTGATGCGCGTGCTGTATTTCAATCGGATACTGAACCAACGTCAGATCGGTGAGTTGTTCGGCCTCCGTCAGCACTCCGTATCTCGGATCGTATCCGGGCAGGTATGGCAGTGAGTTACCGCGACTTCATTGCCAAGAAAACCCCGCGCGCCATTGATCGCGGCCTGTCACGCATTCCGAAGCTTTCGGCGCATCTGTTCGACTTCCAGAAGCACTGTGTCGAGTTTGCGCTCCGCGTCGGCGGCTGCGGCCTGTTCCTGGATACCGGCTTGGGTAAGACGCTCGTGCAGCTCGAATACTGCGAGCACGCCAGAGATGCGACAAACGGCAAGGCTTTGATCCTGACGCCGCTGGCCGTGGCTCGCCAGATCGAGGCCGAGGGCAAGCGGTTCGGCTATCCGGTCACGGTCATTCGCGACCAGTCAGAAGCCATCGACGGGATCAACGTCTGCAACTATGACCGCCTGCACCTGCTGACGCCATCCGAGTTCGGCGTTGTCACGCTGGACGAGGGTTCAATCCTCAAGAGCTTCACCGGAAAAACGACGCGATCACTGATCGAATCGTTCGGCGGGTTCCAGTTCAAGATGCCGGCGACGGCAACGCCAGCCCCGAATGACCATATGGAGCTTGGTCAATATGCCGAATTCTGCGAAGTCATGGCCGCGAATGAAATGCTGTCGCGGTTCTTCATCAACGATACATCGCAGGCCAGCCAGCAATGGCGGCTCAAGCGTCACGGCGTCACGGCCTTTTGGGATTGGATGGCGTCATGGTCGAGATTGGCCCAAATGCCGTCAGACCTTGGCGGGAATGACTCTGGATTTGTCCTGCCGCCGATCAAGGTACATCGGCACAAAGCCGCTGAATCAGCGCCGCGAATGACGGGCGGATTGTTCGGCGATGAATCAGTCAGCGCTACCAATCTGCACGACATCAAGCGAGCCACTGCTGAGAACCGGGCGCAGATTGCGGCAGACATTGCGACCAGCGACAGCGAGCCGTGCGTGATTTGGTGCGACACCGATTACGAAGCCGACGCGATCCTCGCGGCTCTAGACGGCATTCCGCGCGTCGTCGAGGTTCGCGGCTCCATGCCGCCAGAAACGAAGGAGCGCAACCTGCAGGCGTTCGCCGATGGATCGGCGCGCGTCATCGTCACCAAGCCGTCTGTCTCAGGATTCGGCCTCAACTGGCAGCACTGCGCGAATACTGTTTTCGTTGGCCGATCCTTCAGCTACGAATCCTGGTATCAGGCTGTTCGCCGTTTCTGGCGGTTCGGTCAAAAGCGCGAAGTGCAGGTGCATATCGTCGTCGCCGAGGGCGAGGACTCAATCGCGCGCGTGATTGATCGTAAGGCTGACGATCACGCAGAAATGAAAACGGCGATGCGCGCCGCGATGAATCGCAATCGCGGAGTCTCAATCGCTGCCCGCTCCCCGTATGAACCGAAACACAAAGGACATTTGCCGTCATGGTTAAGTGCGTAGCCGAAGCCCACGGAAGCAATTGGGCGATGTATCAGGGCGACTGCGTGAGCGTTGCAAGCCAGCTACCCGAAGGCTGCATTGACTTCTCTATCTACTCTCCGCCATTCGGCTCGCTGTTTGTCTACTCGGACTCCGCGCTCGATATGGGCAACAGCTCCAGCGACGGCGAGTTTGCCGAGCACTACGCATTCATGGTCCGCGAGAAGTTCAGGATCACGAAGCCCGGCAGACTGACTGCGGTTCATTGCTCGGACCTTCCCATGACGAAATGGAAGGACGGCGCGGTCGGGATCAGGGATTTCAGCGGCGACATCATCCGTATTCACCAAGAGGCCGGATGGATCTTCCACAGTCGCCGGACGATCTGGAAATGCCCCGTTGTCGAAATGACGCGGACCAAGCACGTTGGGCTTTTGTACAAGCAACTCCGCAGCGACTCCGCGAAGTCTCGCGGCGGGATGCCTGACTACCTCATGACGTTCGTGAAGCCCGGAGAGAACGGCTCAGCGATCACGCACGAGGCCACGGAGTTCCCGGTCGAACAGTGGCAGGAATGGGCGTCGCCGGTCTGGATGGACGTGAACCAGACGAAGGTTCTGAACGTCAAAGCCGCGCGATCCGAGAAAGACGAAAAGCACCTTTGCCCGTTGCAGCTCGACATCATCGAAAGAGCGCTCGTTCTCTGGAGCAATCCAGGCGATACGGTTCTGTCACCGTTCGCCGGCATTGGCTCAGAGGGCTATCAGGCGCTCAAGGCCAATCGGAAGTTCATCGGCATCGAATTGAAGGCCGAGTATTGGCGACAGGCGTGCGACAACCTGAAAGGCGCGTCAGCACAGATTGATGCGTTTACGGCGACGGCATGAAAAACGACCTCAAGCACCACACCTGCTGCGGCCAGCGCAAACGCTACCGCGCCATCGACGGCAAGCTGATCGAGCAGCCGCACGAGTGCAACAATGCGCAGGATACGAAGGGGAAGGATTGGGCGAAGGTCCGAGACCAAGTGAAGGGGCTCGCCGGCTAGTGAGCGCCACGCCTCACATCGTGCTTTCGTCTCTCGAGCTGGCCGAGATCACTGGCCGCAAGCGCAAGGGCGATCAGATCGCATGGCTGCGTGACAACGGCTGGCGCTTCGTCGTGCGTGCTGACGGCCATCCCGCCGTGGCCTACGCCGAGATGGAAGCCAAGATGATGAGCAGGGGCAAGGTCGTTCGGGAGATCGGCCCGAATCTGGCGGCACTGGACCGCTTCGGGTAACGTCATGCGCGTGGGTCGTAAGAGAAAGAACAATAAGCACCTACCGAGGGGCGTGACCCTTGAGCACGGCGCGTATTACTTCCGGGGCGGGGATCGCAAGCGCGTTCACTTGGGGCGCACGCTTGACGATGCGATGGGCCGATGGTCGTCGCTGGTCGGTCCCAAGGCTGGCGGACTGCACACGATCCATGACGTGCTCGAGCAGTACAAGACGACGGTCATGCCGAAAAAGGCGAAGGCGACACAGCGGAGCCAGAGCTATCTATTCCCGATCCTTGACGACGTATTCGGCCAGATGAAGCCCTCGGCCCTGAAGCCGATGAACGTCTATGCCTACCTCGCCAAGCGGACCCTATCGGCGCCGACCTCGGCCATCAAGGAAGTGAACCTCCTGAGCCACTGCATGACGATGGCGGTTCAGTGGGGCGTCATCGAACGGAATCCGTGTTTCGAGGTGGACAAGGAAGGGTACACGCCAGCCCAGCGCGAGCGGTGCCCCACAGATTCCGAGTTTCAGGCCGTTTATGCCCTTGCCGGGGAGCGGATGCGGATTGCGATGGATCTCGCCTTGCTGACAGGACTACGAAGGTCAGGCGTGATTCTACTGACACTCGACGCCGACACCGAGGCTGGTCTACTCGTGCCCCGTCCCGGCAAGACGACCAAGCCGTTGCTGTTCGAGTGGACCCCAGAGCTCCGGGCGGTGATCGACCGGGCCAAGCGGCTCGAGCCACGGTTCCGTAGGGATCGCGCCTTGCTCTGCACGCGCGCCGGCAAACGCTATACCCCGGACGGCTTCACGGCGAATTGGGACCGGCTCATGGCGAAGGCCGTCAAATCCGGGGTGCCGCACTTCCGGTACTCGGACATCCGGGCTAAGTCAGCGACGGACGACACGGATGCAGTTCGGGCCTCGGCCCGCCTGGGTCACTCGACGCTGGACATCACGCGCCGCGTCTATATCCGCAAGCCGTCCAAGGTGAGCCCGCTGCGATGAAATATCCCACAACCCCCTATCATTTCCCACAGCAGCATTCCGCAGATGCCCTGCAAGCCGCGCCAGATGGCGCCCCGAACAGGAATCGAACCTGTGACCTTCCGCTTAGGAGGCAGATGCTCTATCCACTGAGCTACCGGGGCTTCTTGTTCAGATGCTCGTTACCCGCGCGCTGCC